CGCAGACCGCGCACCTGTCACAAGCGGACCCCAACCAGGAATGTTTGATGATGAAGGCAGCATGAGTGTTGCCACCGAGGCTTTTCTAGGACTAATGGACCCTCCAGAGGACACTCCAGAAGCAGAAGAAAAAGCCGCCCCGGAAGTTACCGAGGAAGCCGAAGCAGAACCGGAAGTTGAGGCAAGTGCCGAAACTGAAGAAGAAGCGGAGGAGTCAGAAGAAGTAGAGCAGGAAGACGTTGAGGCCGACGGGACAGACCTCTATGCCGTTATGGTTAATGGCAAAGAAGAGACTGTAACCCTGGAAGACTTAACAAGTTCTTATCTCCGCCAATCCGACTACACCAAAAAAACCCAAGCGATTGCAGAACAACGCAAAGAAGTTGAAGGTTACCAAGCGCAGGTAATCCAGGAACATCAAGCGATTCAGCAAGAGCGACAGCAGTACGTTGATGCTTTACAACGAGTAATTGAGAACTCCAACATTGACCAGTGGGCAAACGTTGATTGGGAAGCCTTGAAAGAACAGGACCCGATTGAATACGTCTCACGGAAAGAAGACTTCAGAGAGCAAAAGGAGAAAATCCAAGGCGCTCAACAAGAACAGCAGAGAGTATCCGCGCTACAAAACCAAGAGGCACATCGCGCACATCAGGAAGCTCTATACCGGGAAAACGAGGCAATGTCCTCGGCTCTACCGGAGTGGGCGGAACCTGATAAGCAGCGAGAACTCGCGGACAAGTTACGCGTCTATGCAAACTCTGTTGGTTACATTGATGAGGAAATCAATTCCCTGGTTGACCACCGCAGCCTAATGGTTTTGCGGAAAGCAATGCTGTATGACCAAATTCAAAACTCTGATGTTAAGAGTAAGAAAGTCAGAGGCAAACCTAAAGTCATCAGGGCAGGTCAAGGTGTGGATAAACAAGCTCAAGGAAAGAAAAAGCGTACCGCAAAAATAACGCGCCTCAAGCAAACCGGTCACGTCAAAGACGCGGCAGCAGCGTTTGAGGACTTACTCGGATAATACTCAAGGAGAGTACATCTTATGGCAGCAGCCACAAATACCAGACTTACATTCAATGTAAGCGACGGTGATCTGGCGGCCATTGGTATACACGAGGACCTCAGTGACTTAATTTATAATATAAGTCCGATGGAGACTCCTTTTCTCTCAGGGTGCGGTAAGGACACTGCTTCTAATACTGTATTTAGCTGGCAGACCGATACAATTTCTGCACCATCGGGAGGTACCTCTGGCAACAGAGCATTGGAAGGTAATGAGGCGACTGGAACTGCACCGACAGAACCAACCCTCATAACTTCTTACACACAGATTTCACAATCTGTAATCATCAGTTCAGGTACTGCTGACGCAGTAGACTGGGCTGGACGCAAGACAGCATTGGCGTACCAGCTCGCTAAAGAGTCAAAAGCTATTAAGCGAGATATGGAAGCAATGCTAGTCGGTAATACAGGCAACAGTGCTGGTAAGGGTTCAGGTGGTGGCGACACAGCCGCTGCCCGTGCAACAGCCGGTGCAAGAGCCTGGTTGACCACAAACACATCACTAGGCACTTCTGGCGCTAACAATGCGTCTGGAACTGCGGCGACTGATGGCACCAGGCGGACGGTAACGGAAGCGATGGTGCAAGCAGTAGCTAAGTCGTGTTTTGATAATGGTGGTCACCCCGATACGATCCTTTTGGGAACTTCTCAAAAGCAGACGTTTTCGGGTTTTGCTGCAACATCAACGCCAATCAGCCAGATTTATAACAATTCTGGTGGTGATAGTCCGGCGTCGATGGTAGCCGCAATTGATGTTTACGTTAGCGACTTTGGCACTTTTAAGTTGGTGCCAGACCTGTGGTTAGGTTATGACGGCGCGAGTCGTTCTAGCTCAACTGCTGGGCGCGATCTCTTTCTTATGGACTTTGATTTCTGGAGCGTTAGTTATTTGCGCCCCTGGAAAATCGAGGAGTTAGGGAAATCGGGTGATGCAGCTAAACGTCAAATCGTCGTGGAATATGGCCTTAAAGCCAAAAATGAAGCGTCAAGCGGTGTGGTAGCAGACCTATCGTAAAAAACTAAGTGACGGGGGCCTTCGGGCCCCCTGATCTTTTGGAGATGAGATGGCAAAGAAAAAGCCAGAAAAGAAAAAAACAGAGTTTGGAAAGAAGTTAAAAGATGCGTTGAAAGCGGCCGATGAAAAGGCCGAGCATCGGCGGC